GCCTGGAACTGACCATACTCTTACCATCTGTTCGCCACAAGTAGTACAGGCTGGTGGAATATTCTCAGTTACTTCTTTAACTTCATGGCAGATATTGCATTTGAAATCATATCTAGGCATTGTCATCTTCCTTTCTAATATACGGCAAAGTAACCAATGAACCACAGTTAACACATTCACCATCTAAAAAATAAAATATTAATTCTCCATCTTCAAATGAACCTATCATATGGAATAAATCTCCACCGCATACGCAGTAATCACCAAGATATGAACCACGTAAGTCCATAGCCTGTGAGTAATCCGTTGGATGTAGTAGTTCCTGGATGCTGATATTGTCAGGATTCGGTGCTGGTGTCGTCATCATCTTCCTCTATCATAACTATATCTTCATCATGGTATGGTTTATATCCACCAAGGTTTTTAATTAAAGAACTAATAGCACGTTGTACTTTCATACGTGCTCCATCTTCTGTTGTCTTTAATTCTCCTGCTAAATCTTTCCACTCAGTTTCTTCTGATGTACTAAATTTTATACGTAATACATTTTGCTTTGCCTCTGATAATCTGTAGTAGGCTGCTGCTATATCTGAACGTAGCACTAACCAGTTATTAGTATCAGTACTTTCACCTTTGCTAAATTTGTAGTTTAAGTCTTTGATAGCAACTGGAATTTCATATGATTCTGCAATGATAGATGGTAGGAATGCTTCAATAACTGATGCGTCATAGTAGTACAGGTCTAACAACTCGTAACCTACCTTGCGTGACTTCTCACGCTCACAGTATTTGATGGCAGCATTTCGCAGTGACTTGGCTATTAACTTATCTCTGTCTTTCTGTTCTAGTGCTGACCACTCTTTATATTTTTGGGGATGAGTTACGAACCAAAGCCATAACACCTGCTGTATATCAGGCTGTTCGGTCATGGGATACTTACGATTGTATTCAGCAGCCAGTGCTACTACCATTGACCCGTATTCATCCACGTACATTTAGTTATTCAATGCCTTCCCATTGTCCTCTTTGTACCAATAGTCCGATTATAGCATAGTTGGCTAGGTCCATTAGGGTATCTTCGATAGATTCATAGTTAGGTTTTTGGTCTGGAACTGAATAGGTTAGATGCTTTAATCGTTCCATCTTGTCATGCATTCTGACCATCAGCCCATTCATTGCTCCGCCTGGAGCGTGGGCAATATTGAGTGGACCATAATCTTTATGCTTACTTAGCAACAATTTCTTTGCACCTAAAAATGTTAAATCTACATTCATTTCAAATGTAGATTTAGGTGGTATTGGAGTTGCTTTTTTAGGAGTAGATACTGGTACAAATTGTTCTTTAATCTTACGCCATTCAGCGTCTTTATATTTATCAGTCATTTAATATATCCTTTGCTTCTTTATCAAAGCGGTGCATTGCTTCTTGAACTACTAATTCTTCAACCGTTTCGTTACCCCTGCCAGTGACTGCTGAAATCATTACTGTTGCAATCATTGTCAGCATATCTGCTGCCATCTCTGGGTCTTCTAATATTTTATTATATACATCTCTAAGAGCATTTAATAAATCTAAACCTTGGTTATCTGATATAGGAAAACCAATTATCTTAGGATTGTCTGCAACAAATTGCCATACTTCATCTTTCTCATTCGGCGTTAAGGCATCTGTGGATTCTGTCATTTATAAAATCTACCCCTTCTTTAAGTACGATACTGTTTACGTCATGCCCTTCTGGCATTTGGATTATATTTACATTACCTAGTTCTCTGCTTATCTTCTTACCAAACTCCAGTCCTGGTGCATCTCCATCTGCTAATACGATAACTGTATCAAAGTCATCTAGGATTCGTGTGTAGTATGGCTTCCAATTATTAGCACCTGGAATACCTACTGCTGGATGTTTAGTCTTGGCATTAACTGTTATTGCATCAAACTCACCTTCGGTTACGCAGATATAATCATTAGCAGTTAATACAACTTGTGCATTAAACATAGTAGTCTTAGCACCTGGCATACCCATATACTTTGGGTCTGCATTTCCTAGCGCTCTGAATCTAATATCTACCACACCTGATGGTGTGATATATGGAATGGCTAGTCTGCCCTGATACTGCTCATGACCTGGAAGAGCCTCGTTCACTACGCCTAAATGAAAACGACTGACTTCCTGAACTGTTAGCCCGCGAGCCGCGAGATAATCCTGAGCCAGATGAATGTGCTTTGCGTATTCCTGTGTCGCCTGTAGGAGATATTGCCTCTGCGAATTTGACAGCCTCACGATAATTGCCTCCTTCCTTATACATAATTAAATCATATACATCTCCGCCTACACCACAAGCGTGACATTTGAATCTGTTCTCATCAAAATTCACACCTGCTGATGCATGGCTATCCGCATGGAACGGACATTTAATTTTGCGCCAGCCGTAGCCCCGTGCTGGCACGGCTGCGCCAACATATTCTAAATAATCTGCAATGTTATGTTTCGCGTCCACGCATTGCATCCTTTATCAAAGCCAACCATACTTTGGCTGGCATAGTGCAATACCATTCATCAACATTCTTTGTTCCTTTTTTCTTATGTAGAACTACACCTGTCCAACCTTTATCATTGAACATTTCTACTTCTAGTTCTTTCAACCAAGCACTAAGGTCTAACCTAACGTGATTCTTTACTTCAATAGTTACTCCATTGACACCTGCCACATCACCTCTATCAAGGTGAGAGCCTGCTAATCTGCGTTCTGCATATGGGAATCCATTTGCTTTTAGCCAGTTAACTACTGGTATTTCTCCGCCTTGTGTACCCTTGCGTTTGGCTGCGCTGCTCACATTAGTTCTTTCTCAATAACTTGAATAGTAAGACAAGGGTCAAGACCTTGCTTACATTCTTTACAATTTTGATAATCATCTTGATAATGCAATTCTACTACTGCACGAAGTGCATCCCAAGATGGATAGTCAGTACCTAATTGTATTTTAGGTGATACTTTTTTTAATAGTTCTTCGTGGGTCATAATACTTCCTGTTGTGTATACCTAATCGGTGCATCATCAAGATACATTGAATCTGGATTGAAAGCAAGACTGACATAGTTACTACCTGTCTGGTCTGCCCTGCCATATCTATTCTTAACTGGGGCTACACAAAGATAGGTGTCATCTCCCTGCTTCATCTGACCAATGGTAAGAATCATGGCAGGAATCTGATTGACTAAACCTTGAATAGCATTACGTGGTTGGCAAGGAAAACCTTCAAAGCCTTCTTTAGTATGGTGCAATACAAGCACTGCTGCGTTGGTATCTCTTGCAAGATACTTTAACTCTTTCATTGCAGCACGCATACCCTGGAATTCTTCGTGTCCATCCATTGCTATATCCATTAAGTTATCTACAACAATAAGTGTAGGAGACTTGCCCCAAACTGTTTCGAATGCAGATACTTCTTCATCTAAGTCTTTAAGTGTGGGACTAGATTCAAATGACCAAAACAAGTGATTGTTCATCTGTAATATTTCGTGTGCTTTTTCTGGCTCACGTTTGAGCAACTGTTCGGCTGCTGCCTGTGTCATCCTGCCTGTCATTGCGATAAGACGCATTGCCATAGTGTGAGCATTAGTATCTGCGCTGAAGTAGAGTGTTGGATATTGTGCTTTTGCAGCGAGTGCTAATGCTACTGATGACTTGCCTGCACCTGGAGTGCCTGCTACTAATGTAACTTCTGCACGGCGTAAAATAATTCCTGCCCGTTCGAAAGCCGCAAAAGCGGGTGGCAATGGTTCGCCACCCACTTCTGCTTTCTTGACTGAACGTCTAAGAGTTTTCAATTACTTAATCTGTTCTGGTACGAACGTATTCCATTCCATATCAGTAAACTTAATATACTGATTCTTACACTTATCGAATGCACCCTTTGGTGCTGGGCAGAAGTAACCCTTGTATGGCTTTCCGTCCTTACCCATACCTTGAATTGGTGTCATCTTTCCATGTGGACAATTACGTCCGCCACCTAGTGATGCTGCTGCTGTATGAAATTGCTGTGCTGCAACTGGCGCTACATCTGAATCTTCAGTATGAATAACTTGTGCACCTAACTGCGCTGCTAGATTTGCAGTTACTGTTGCTGCTGATGAGCCACGAATACCTGCTTCTAGTTCTTGTGTTGCTGAAATAATTGCATCTAGTCCGTTTGCAATTACTTGGTCTAGTTCTTCTCCGTGAGTTGCACGAACTGTAACTAATGAACCTGCTGCTGTCTTTACTGTGATACTAATTGGAGCCTCTGAATGAGACATGTTTCTCCTATTCGAATGGAGTAGTGAGACCTTTTTGGTCTCGCCACTTTCTTACTTTCATTGCATGCTGTACGCCTTTCCATCCTTCTTGGATGTCAATCCATACTAACTTGCAACTTCCTGTTCCTGCTGGCAAGTGAATGATGATGGCTTTATCTTGGTTAATTTCTCCCCAAGAACCGCGACTTGCCGTAGCAGGATAATACGGCAAGGCGCGAGAGTAAATAGCCAACTGCATTGCAATATTATTTGGATGGTCTATTCGACCTGTCTTAATATCTGCAATGTATTGCTCGCCTTTATACTCAACAATTCTATCTGGAGTTCCTGCAATTTTATACTTGTCAAGAACTGCAAACTGTTCTATCTGAACTTTGTTGAGAATACTAGTTGCTGCTTCATATGCTTTGATATCTTGCAGCCATTGGTCTGGTACTGGTCCTAAGTCCTGACCTAAATCTAATCGTTCTGTGTATGCATGTATTGCTGTTCCAATGTTGGCTGCTTTGCTTGCGCCTGCAACTTCCATTGCTTCTTCAATGTATGCATTGATAGCCATCTTGTCTTCGCCTGCTGCTGCAATTGATAATAAAATATCTGGTCTCGTTGTTAACCCTATTGCAGCCATACGCATTTTCCAGGCAGTTAATGCAGATGCATCATCTAAACTGTTGGCAATAGTAGTGGCACGAGTATATGCCACTTCTTTTTTGCCATTGACTGGCATGATTAAAGGTCTGCCATATCTGTCTCTTTTTATTTCTGTTGCTGCCATTACCATCCCATTGTTTGAAGGTAGTAAAAGTATACCACACCTTTTGAAATGTCCCGTGTTCGCAGATGGCGGGACCACCCATCCCAAGAGGAAGCACCGCCGCCACAACGGTGCTGCTTGCGTAGAAGCCTAGGTAAAAAGGATTAAAAACCTAGGCAAGATTAACGTTCAATTACTTCATCTACATTGAAGTCTTGAATATTAACTGAACAACCATATACAGAAACTTCCAGTTCATTACCAATCATATCTTGAATTTCATCTTCATCTGATGCTTCAATATCATCTACTGTTATTGTAATGGTTACTGTTGCGCTATATAGATTATTTAGTTTATCTGCACCAATTTCATCAAGCATTTCATTGATATCAGATACATCTGCAGTTAACTCTTCATCGCCTGATGAATGACGGTCATTGAAGAAAGAATATACTGTCTGACGAGTATTACTAATAGCGCGGAATGCACTTGATAGTTCTGATTGCAATGAAGCAACTGCATCTTTACGTGCTTCCGCATGTTTGATGTAGTCTGCTAAAGAATCCTGTGTGAAGTTGTATGTATTTCCATCTACTGTTATTACTACTGGGTAGTTTGTGTCCACCTTATTCTCCTTTTTGAATAGTGAAAGTAAACTGTGCTGAACCCATTGGTTCATCATGGGACCAACGCCTTGCTGTTAAGTTGTCTCTGTCTTGATAGAACTCGATACGATAATCGGTTCGTTCCAATCTAATAGTATCTAGAATTGTATTAGGATTACACTTGGCATAGCCAGTATCGCCAGTCCAATTCATACCTTTGCCCTGGACTAGAACTGTTGCGCCTGATGGCGCATCATTCTCTCCAAGCCAATTGATTATCAGATGATGTAGGTTTTCTTTTGAATCATCATAGCAACCCCAACAATCATCTGCTGGATTGCCATCATAATCCATGCATACACAATGACTTGCAACTTCAACTGTGTTTATCATGCTGTTACGCCTAGTAATTCTAAGCCACGATACTTGATGTCATCATTGCGTTGAGCAAGAGTAGCAACTGCTGCTGTCTTGCTGGAGTTATGGTCTGTATATTCTACGACTGCATGCCACAAGCCAAAGGCTGTGCCATGAATGTTAGCCTGAGTTTCAGACTGTTCGTAGATATTAAGGGCTGTCTGCCGTGCCTTTAGGGCACGGGTTTTGGCTGTCTTCTCACCTTTACTCAACAAATCGTAAGAAGTATTTTCAATTTTTGAAGGTAACGCCCAAACACGTTTGAAATATTCCACTGCTGCTTGTCTACTTACTACTTTACCTTGTAGGTAGTTAGCAATGGTTTCATATTGTTCAATAGAATCATATGAAATTTGTAGAATGTTTCGGATATCACCTGCAGATAACTGACTATTAATTGTATGCGGCAATCTGTATTGCATCTTGTTCTTACGTCTGAGTAGTCCGTTAATCTGATTCATGCAGAACAATCGTTCAATGACTGGTCTGATTGTGACTGAACCTGAACCATCATGGGTAGTTCTGGCTAGTAGGAATGCAGCATGCGGGTCGCCTGCTACATTAACTTCTTTAGGTAGGGACATTAACATCCATACCTTTGCACCGCCATCATACTCTCCTGCTGCTGCATAACGTGCTTCGCCTGAATCTACAATTGCATCCAGGGATGAAAAGATTTCATCATTCTGGAATATCTTATACTTGTTTCCAACTACACCAACGACTGATGATTCTCCAAGCGGAGTGGTTTTAACTATCGCTTTACGAATATCAATCGGCAGAATTTTTGTAGCCAATCCTGCTTCTGTCATGATTGGGTAGTCTGCATGCATATCATGCATGGATACTGTCCAGTCTAGTCCTGCTTGTCTGGCTGCATCACTGGCTGATATTGCTTCTACTGCTGTGCCTGCTTTAACCCAGGCTGCTAGTGGTTTACTCATTGTTCTCCTTTGTATTTATATAATTAAGTTCCACTAAATCTATTTCATTATAGACTTTGCTTGCATCTGCTTTGTCCATAGAATCAAACTTGTCGAAAGCATCATCTGTATCTTCTGCTTCAACATAGTAATATATAGTTTGAGTTATCTTATATAGGTTAGTCATTGTTATTCTTGCTCAAAGATAATTGCTTTAACTTTTGGATGTAGTTCACCTGCCATGGTCTGCATATTCTCTGGTGAAAATACTGGATAGACACGGCTAAGTAATTGAGCCAATGAATAGTCAGGGTTATGGTCAAGCACTTCTCTAACTATCTCTGCTGCTTCTTCTTGCTTATCATCACGATAGTAATAGGTTGATAGCACTGTTGCAACTGGATAGGCATAGTCTTTCTTGACTGCACCACTTACAATTTCTAACCAAGCACCAACTGCATTTGATTCATACTCAGTAAATGCACCAAGTAAGAAGTCACGGAACTGAATATCTTTGCATGCTGTGATTGCAACACGAGCAATGTGTTCTGCACTAGGCATAACACCATTAACTACGCCTTCAAGAACTGTAGGAATTTCTGCAATTACTTCACGTGCAATTGCATGGTTA